GTTTCAGCTTGATCTAATGTAGCTTTTACTAATAAGTAAATGTAATTTTTTTGCTCTTCAAAACAATCTATACGTAAATGATTTTTAATATCTTCATCAGTAAATGGAAAAATAACTGATTTACTTAAAAGTTTATATGGATAATATATTCTTCTTTCAGGTAACATATTTTACTCCACTACATCTTGTACAATTGATACTAAATTAGAAGGACAATCATTATCTATTACGTCTAATTCATATATTTTTGAACTGGGAAATTCTACTTGTAACCCAAAATAATAATCACCAGCCGAAACATTTAAAAAATCATTAGATTCTATTTCTACTTTAATATATCCAAGTGAAGGGTCATCTACTGTAATACCGCTTCCCAATGTCTTAGATATAATAGCTTCTAAATCGGTATCCGTAGGATTAATTTTAATTAAAAATTTAACTGCAACAGCAGTATTTAAATTAATAATAAGATTTCCTGTTGAATCTTTAACAGGAAATTGCAATGTAACTGTATTTCCTAATTTTAATCTCATCTTAATAAACCGGAGGATTATTATAAATATAATCAATATCCATTATAATATTTACAGGTATAGGCCCATTAGTTGCAATACCGTCAGAAACAATTTCTAAAGTATTATTAATATCAAAATTTGCAAATTCTTTAGTAAGAAACTCATCATATTCAATTATGTACCTCCATTCCGGAGGATTTGAAGCTTTTAAAGTTAAAGCAGCAAAAATACCAACATCAATGTTTAGAAATTGTATATCTGTATCAGCATTAGGCTGTACAGCGCTAAAAATCATAAGACTTCGTATTTGATATTGTCTTGGTGCGCTAAAAAAAATTTTCCCGTACGTTATAGAAATATCCGGATGCATTAAAGGTATTATTTGTCTAGATAAAATATTAGTAAAACCTTCTCCTATTTGTGATCTACCATTTACTATAAATTTATTATTTCCTTCACTATCTGGATGTTCGAAATGATTTTTTACATTACTATTATATAAAGACATAACTTTAATCCTATATATTTAGAATAGCTTCAAATTCTAAAATATCCTGTAATATAGCTTCAAACTCCATTACATACCTCTTTATACAATTTTTAATTTAAGCTGAATCATAAACGGAGTAGGAGTCGTAGTTGCTCCACCATCTGTAGAAATTTCTATAGTATCCGCAGGTGTAAAAATTGTAGTACTACTGCCAGGTATTATAAATTTAGTACCAACAGTATCTCCACCACCTATATTAACTATCGATTCAACAGCAGTTCCTACATAAAAAGTTAATACTGTAGCAGCTCCAGGAGTAGCCATTAAAACACCCCATCCGCCTACTATTTGACACTTAAAAGCTGGTACATAAAAAGCTTTAATAGTAGCTGTAGATATATCTGGATGTATAAAATCTACTAATTGATTACGTAATTCAAAATTACTTATTCCTAATTGAGATGTTCCTTCAATAATTATAGGGTTATCATTACTCCCCATCGCTGGCTGTTCAACTCTGTTTAAAACATTACTTGTCATTTTATACCTCTTTTAACAAATTAATTTTCAAAATATTTTTTAGGTCTTCCTTTTTTAGAAAACGTTTTATTTTTTTTAGAAACAGAAATCCCTGAATCGTCTAAATCATCTGATTTATCTAAGTTATCTGATAAAACCTCCTTTGAACTTTTATCTTTTATAATTTCTTTACTCATTTTATTTAAACAATCAGTATTTTTCATTTTAGATTCCTTCTCAGATTTAGTAGCATCTGCCGCATAATTAGTTTCAATCATTCGTTTAGCTAATTTATCAGCTATTTCATAAATCTTATCTTTCTCAAAAAATAAAACAGGAAGAGAGGGCGCAGCTTGCGCCCACTTACATGTTTTTAATGCTTTTATTTTACAAGTCATTTATCACCTCTTTACTGATTAGTTACAGGCATATACTCAGCTTTTTTCACAGCGTGCATAACAATAGTAGCATCTGGCGTACTTGCAGATGTAACTTTAACCCGTAAATATCGTTTTGTACTAAATACACCAACAGCTGGTAAAATAGCGCCTTCTGCTGTTAAGGCTGTAGGTGATAATTTAGTAATATCATCTATAATCTTTTCAGCTGGAACTTCTGTTTCATCACCTGTCATTGTTGAAAGGTCAGACTCATAAATTAAAAAAGTATATGTACCAGTAGCGAATGCGGGTGCTTCTGATGTAAACATAATACCACCATCAAAATCAGCACTATCAACAATGCTACTAGCAACTGTTTCTACCCCAGAAAAAACATGTCGCATAATTAACTGAGGTTCTAAATCACTTCGTATATCTAAATTTGGCATAATATAATCCTCCTAGATTAAAGTTTAAAATTTAAGGTTTAATTTGTAAAATTTTGTATGATTCGTAATTGCTTACATCACCGCCGACTCTTTTAGTTGTATAAAAAAGTATAAATGGTTTATTGGTAACGTCATCTCTTATGATTCTAAATCCAAGTCGATCATAAATCGTATAACCAACTTTAAAATCACCATAAGCTATAACTAGTTGATCAGCAGCAAAATTACCGCTTCCATCAACAGTAGGCATATCACTCATAAATTGAACTTTATGACCTAGCAATAATGGTTCCACACCAGTATATAAAAGATTAGGATTAAGTAAATATCGACCTACACCATCTTTAGCTTGTTCTACAAATCTCCATGTGCGTCTATTAAGAAACCATACAGCATTAGCTTGATAAGGTTCTAATACTAAGTTTTGAAGTTTTATAAGATCATCACCGCTAAATAATAAAGAAACACTAGATACGGATCGTTCTATCTTAGATCGTTCATAAACACCTTCTGCTGCCCATGCTGGATAATCAAGAATACCTTTAGGTTTTTGACTTCCATCTCCTATAATAAATGAAGTATTTTCTGTTCGGCTCATGTGAGATAAAACTTTATCCATTAACCAACTTTCTAAATCGGCTACATCATCAAGTATACGCTGAGTAGCAGCTGGTTGTTCAAATAATTCCATAACAGGAATCTGAAGTTTTCCTATTGTTGGTGTATTTGTTTTTGGTCTTGAGCTTACTTCTCCTACCCATCCACCATTGCTTGTTTCGTCATCATCAATTAAACGTTCGACAGAATTAGATGTAGTAGTCTGAATAGTAGCAAAATTTCTCATTGGTGAAGTTTCAAAAAACCGAGTAGTCATTGTTTTGTCTACATCAGGTCTTACTAAATATCCACCGGCTGGATTACTGCCTTCGACTAAATCTTTGGTAAGATGATTCTTTTTTTCAGTTGATAAGCCAAATACTTTAGTATTAATTATATGATTACTAACATATTTAACAGTTTCTTCTGACATTGCAGAGCCGAGTCTTATATAACGACAAAATTCGTCTTTACATTTCATTTCTATATCATTATTAGTCGTTACATTACCGCCAGCGACGGTGCTTATAGACCTTTCTATAGATTTAATGCCGGCTTCATACGTTTTCATTTTTGCTTTTAACTGAGTAATTTCTTCTAAACTCTTAGCGTTATTCTCAGAAATTTTATCAAATTGAATTTGATCTAAAGCGTCTAAACGTGATTTGTTACGATTCATTATTTCCTGATCGGCAACAATGCCTTTCATTAACGTATCAAATTTAGTTTCTATCTGTGTTTGAATTTCTTGCATGGTTAAACTCCTTCGATTGTGTTAAATTAATAATATCGTCTAATTTCTTGACAATAATATTACCTATGTTTTTGATAGACTCATCTTCAGAAACATCTCGTGCCGAAGAAGCATCAACGTTGTTATTAGTTGCAACGTCTCGTTGCTTAGAAAATTCTTTAATTTTAGAAATAAAAATATTTCTTTCATTATCAGTTAATGAATATGGGTATTTTAAATAATGATTAATACTCTTCATATCTACTAATAATTCTTTTAAATTCTTTTTTTCAAACGGGCTAACTATACTGTCATCGTCAAATTCCCGTCTCATTTTTGCATAATATCTATTAATTTTTGCAATTATTTTTGTTTTATCTGCCTCTGGAATATTGCTATTTTTTAATCTTGCAGCAGCATTAAATATAGCACGTGGAATAGCTTTCAACTGGCCTCCAACTACATCAGCAAATGGAAATTTATACGCTGAAAACTTATCAGCATTTTCTGCATCATACCAAAAGAAAGCTCTTTTATAACGTCCAGATGGCTTATCAGTAGAGCCAGTGTTTTTTCTAACTCTGTCTCTAGCTTCTCTTTCACTCCATTTCATATCTCTAGCAGCTAAAGGTAAATTTCCTCCACTTACTGCTTTATCATCTTCTATATTTAAACCTTCAATTTCATCATCATTAAAATCATTATTAGTATCTAATTCTCCGTCTTCAACAGACTTTGATTTAACTTCTGTAAATTCAGCTTCTGTATTCATTGGCTCTCCTACTACACTAATTTCTCTCAAATCTATAGTTTTTAAACGTTTTACAGGAATTCTTTCTTCCCCACGTAAAATATAATCTTCTGAGGCGTTTATAATAAAATAACCTATAGAAAAATCAGATAAAACTCCTTGTTTGGCTAATGCATAAGTTTCTCTACCTTTTTGCACTCCTAAATTAATTTCTCCTTTTACAAATAAACCTTTATCATCTTCTTTAATAGAATCAATCGGAAAACCGCCGATAATATCGTGATATGAATGCTGATATTTCATTTTAATATACGGTTTTTTATTTTCTTTTAAAGATTCTGTAAAAGCACCTTTTTCTACTATATCACCACCTTGATCTACATTTCCAAATGTAGAAGCATATCCGTATATAACGCCATAATTTTCTTCTTTACCATCTGCTTTTTTTCGTATCTCTTCTTTAACATCTAATACTTTAAAATCAAATGACTTGTATTCAAGTTGTGTCATATCTGTTTTCTCACTAGCCGGTTCAAATGATATATATCTAATTTTATTGTGTTTAAGCCATTTCTTAGCTTGTTTAACAGTAAAAATATTTTTATCAAAGCGATAAGAATGCGTTACCATTGTACCCTCTCCGTTTTTTAATTTCCCTATAATAATACTTATTCCTTTTCTTAATTGTTTAGTTCTAAACGTTTTAGGATCAAACTGTTCTTTACTAACAATTACTGCTGTATGAAAATTCGGAAACGGCATTAATTCTTATCCTCCTTAGGTCTATACCATAATAATTACAAAGGTACAATATATTTATTAATAAATACAACTATTTTTGCACTTTATATTAAAAAAAGGCTGTGGTAAAGAGATTTAACGTAAATAATTATTCTTTTTCATCTTCTTCGGATTCGTCAGTAATTAAATTATTATCTGATATTTCTGACTGATTATCTTCTTCTTCGTCTGTATCTAACCCCTCATTCGAAGGCGCTGTATTAAGAGGTTTATATATAGCATCCCCTTCTTCTACAGGTACATAACCCATAATCTGACGTAATTCATTATCTTTAAGGATGTAAGAACTTTGTAACACTTTAAGTTTAGCATTACGTCTAGGCTCTAACGCTGTAATAGTACCTTCATTAAAAGTTATATTCAGTTTACTATCTTTTCCTTCAAATTTAGGTACTAATATATCAGATAAATAAGAGAAAATAACTGAAGCCCATGGTAAAACTGCATTATCATATAAACTAAGTTTAGCACTATCCATATTGGATAATGTCATTCTATCAGGACTTATTAATGGTAGAGGAATATCGAAAATATTATAAATACTTGTTTCAATTTTACCTCTTAATTTTATATAATCCATGTCTTTATTAGAGCTACCGCCTAATTGATCATATTTTAAATCGCCATCAACTAAAAGAGACTTTCCAGCATTCATAGCATTTCCATAATACATTTGAATCTGTTCTTTTAATCTCATAAATTGTTCTTCAGACAACCTCTCATTTGTATTTGTAGAAAAAACACCTGGTATATTACCCCGTCTTTCTAATAAAGATAAATTATGAGTATTACCTGTAATATACATTTCAATCTCATACCAAACAGCATTTAATAAAGATAAACCTGTATTATTATTATTTGTAGGATTAAATATCTTTAAATGATATAACTGAAATTTACCGTCTTCAGAGATATAATTAAAATTTCTATCTCTCACAAAAGTAATAGCTGTGTTATTTGCAGTATAAATATATCTATTTATATACCCATCAGTTCCAATTACCGAGTTAACATTTTGGGGTTGTAAATTAAAAATACTTAAAGGTTTTTTATCTAACCTGCTAATAGGTGTAATTACATAATTATTACCTGTTATAAACAGAAAAACACAAAATTCATTTATAAAATCCATGTAATTTTGTCTGTTATTTGGGTCAGCTAAAAAATCTAAAATTTCATGATCGTCTACAAAATCTCTTGTAACTCTATCTTTTAAAAAAGGCTGAATATTTTTTATTTCCTTTATTAATTTATTAATACTAATGTAAATTGGAGCGCAGATTTTATAATAGCTTAAAGCCTGAAATATAGCTAAATCAACACTTCCTCTATTAAGTAAAAAATTAACAAACGACGGATTTAATTGATCAGTATAAAATTCACGGGCTATAAGCGGTGTGCCTGAATGTGCTACTAAAGCAGTAGCACTTTTTTTCTTTTCTTTTCTAAGAAAATTTAACTTATTAAATAATTTCATAATATTTTAACCTAATTAAAGAATTCGAAATCGTGGTTGAGAGCTATTAAATTTAATCATTTTACACATTCCTAAACTAATAGCATCTACTATATCATCATGTTTTGCCTTAGGAAATTGTATCAATTCTAAAATAACCTCTCTATTCCAATCGCCTTTTTTTAAAAATACTTTTTCCGCTTCAAATCTTGTAGATATAGAATCTAAACGAGCTTCTTTTGAAGACGGAATATCTTTACCAGGCATTACTGCTATTACAGGCAAATAATTACTAGAATCATTTAAAGCTTGAACTAACTGCTGTCCAGATGATTTATCTTCAATATAAATAG